TGGAAAGGTCGTATAATACCAAGATCTAGTATTGATGAAGGTAATAAAAATTTACCTTGGGAAAAAGAAGCTTATAATAAAAGCAAATGAAAACTTCTAAAAAAGGATATTTAAAAAATAGCCCTGATGTTAATAAGTCTTATAACGTTATTAAAGGCAATAAAATAACAATGAAAGGAGTTGAATTTAAAGTGCTGGGAATTGATAATAATGGCTCAGCTAAAATAATGTATCCTGGTTATGATTATACATTTCCAGGGGCTAAATATGTAACAGAATATCCATTAAATAAAAAATAAATAATCATGCCATATAAACAAAAATACACATCAGTGGCTAAAATGAAAAGCCCTTATGCTAAGCTAGGGCATAGTGACTCGGTAGCTATGCAAACAAACCCTAAAAAAGGAGAAGAATTAAATGAAGTTGTAGTAGCAGGTGATGCTTCTAAAATAGGAGCTTTTGGAAACCAATTAGATAAAGCTTTTCAATCAATTCGAAACACTATATCTAGCGGAGGGTTTAGCGGCAGTCAAGGACAAGCCGAAGCTGGCCTTGGTTACGGTACTGATGCATCTAAAGAGCTTGCTAGATTAGAAAAAATGAAAGAAACAGAAGGGGCTCCTTATACTCTTAGATATATGAGAAAAAGATCAAGAGATGTGGACGGAGGCACTATTCCTAGTTTTTTAAGCATGCCTAAGTCTAGCAGCTAAAGTAAGTAATTTGAGCTATAATTATGTAATATTTATATTACATAATTAACTTAAATTAAATACAATGCAAAAATCATTTTTATTATTAATTTTATTTTCAACTTTTACATTTGCACAGATTAAATTTCAAGGATGGTGGTACAATCCTGAGCAAGAAGATTATATAACGGTAATTGAAGAAACCGATTTTGGTGTGATAAACGTTGTTAATTTTGATCCATTTGAAAATCATTATATACAAGAACAAATAGTTCAAAGAAGCAAAGACACTTTTACAACGCATATACACAGACCCGAAAATGGATGGACTGTTACAATTCAATATAAATTAAAAAGTAAAAATCGCTTAATATGTAAATTTACAGGCGATTACAATAAAACTTTAATATATAAAAGATATAAATTTCCAAAACAAAAATTAAAAACATAAAAGATGGCTTATAAACAATCGCCCGTAAAAGTAATAAAAGGGCAAATGACAAACAAGGCGGCCGGACTTGCCCATGGCGATTCTATGGCTATGCAGAAGAAAAACCCTAAAAGCGGTAAAAATTTAGATGAGTTTGGTAATAAAATTCCTAAGGATTTTAAAAGTGATATGGGCCCTAATTACGATCCATCAGAAGCATCTAATAAATATTTTGATGATGTTAGGAAAGCCGATAAAGCTGTAAAAATTCTTAAAAATGTGCAAAAAGAAGGCACTAGTGGTTTTGGCTATCAAACAAGTGGTGCGTTAAATGTTTTAACGGGTGGGCCTACTAAGTATGAAAATTACGGTAAAAGAATTAAAGACTTAGAAAGCAAAGTTCACTCTGATCCACGTCATGTACTAAAAAGAATAAATAGAAACATTTCAAGCTCTGGAAGCGATGCTGCAATGGATGTTGCAAAAGAAATAGATCCTACAGGTGCATATGCAGACGCGAGTATGTATGGTCAAACAAGACACTATAGAAAAGACGCTAAACAAGATCCAAGATTTGCTAATATAGTTGGTCAAACTAAGTTAGAAAAGAAAAAAAATAAAAAATCTTAATAAATGAAAAAACTTTTAAGTCTTTTATCGGGTGGTTTAATTAAAGACGTAGGTAATGTAATTGATAAGCTTACAACTACAGACGAAGAAAGATTAGCTGCTAAACAAAAGATTCAAGAGTTATTGGAAAAAGCAGATCAAGACGCACAGACACAGGTAACAGAAAGATGGAAAATGGATATGCAATCAGATTCATTTTTATCTAAAAACATTCGGCCGCTTGTGCTGGTGTATCTTACATCTATATTTACTATTTTAGCATTTGCTGATGGTAATGTAGGTGGGTTTGAAGTTGCGCAAGAATATATTCCAATTTTTCAATCATTATTAATAACAGTATACGGTGCGTATTTTGTTGGGCGCACGTGGGAAAAATCAAAAAAATCCAGCAATAACAATTAAATTAAATAAAATGTCAAAAATTACAAAAGAAGAACTAGTTAAAGTTCAAGAACAACAAAAAGAGTTGTCAACAGTAATAAATCAAATAGGGCAAATTGAAGCGCAAAAACATTCTTTGCTTCACCAAATAGCCTCTATTAACGGGGAAATAGACGAAACAAAGAAAGAGCTTGAAGCTAAATATGGATCTGTTAATATTAATATTGAAGACGGTAGTTATACCGAAATAGAAAAAGATGAAGCTAATAAGGAAGATTAGTATTGGGTCAGACTATAAGAATGACGCAATGCATTATTCCGTAGGTCAACAAGTATATGGGGGTCATGAAATATCCGCTATACTGTTTGAAGACGAGGATGCTTCATACAATATCTATATTAAGAAAAACTCAGAGGTATTGCCATGGAAGAAATTTAACTCTAACATGGCAATTTCCGTTGAGTATGATCTTGAATACTAATGAAATCATTATACCAATTTATAGTTAAACCCAAAGGCGAACGATATAATAATACTAAAAAGATAGGTGACACTAGCCTGCTACTAAATACAAGTATAGAAAGCTTTCGTCACATAAACAAAGAAGCTATAGTAGTTTCAACACCAGCAGCATTTAATACCGGCATAAATATAGGTGATACCGTTTTAATACATCACAATATATTTAGAAGATGGTATGATGTTAAAGGTAAAGAAAGAAACGGAAGTATGTTTTTTAAAGATAATATGTACTTCGTTAATGTAGATCAAGTTTATGGTTATAAAAAAAATAACGATTGGGTTATGGTTAATAATAGATGCTTTGTAAAGCCAATTAAGGAAACAAGCTCATATTCGACTGAAAAAGAGCAAAAGCATATTGGTATACTAAAATATGGGAATAATGCGCTAGAAGCGCTCCATATTAACCCAGGGGATCTAGTTGGCTTCACACCTAGTAGTGAATGGGAATTTATTATAGACGACGAGCGTCTTTATTGTATGAAATCAAATGATATAGCTATTAAGTATGAACGTAAAGGACACGAAGAGGAATATAATCCGAGCTGGGCAAAAAGCGGTTGATGAGTTAATTCGCGTTGCTGAAGAAAAGATTATAACAAATACCGAAGATGATGTTTCAGCGGATAGACTTAAAAACGCTGCTGCTACTAAAAAGTTAGCGATCTTTGACGCGTTTGAAATACTAACACGCATAGACGAGGAAAGATCATTATTAGAAGGCGAGAATCAAGCGGCTAAAGCTAAATCATTTAAAGGCTTTGCAGAAGGTAGATCAAAATGAATTATACGCAGACATTATTTGAAGTTCTGCCTGATTATATAAGCAAGAAAGTTCTTAATAAGAAGAATAGGTATAAGCAATGGAAATACGGTTACGACAAAGAAAGTGATGTTGTAGTGATAAGTAAAACCGGCGAGATTGGAGATGTGTATAGCATACAAAATCTTAAAATAGCTTTGCCGAAAATATCTGACTCATATAAATTTAAAAAAGATACTTGGAGTCAAATAGATTACCCTAAAGAACTTGAAAAAATAAAAAGTGTATTTGAGTGGAATCAAATGCCTGAATACTTTAAAGAAAAATATTATGATTATATTGACGAAGAGTTTAAACGCCGTGATGAAGGCTTTTCGTTCGTTAACAAGGGTAATCCTACTTATATTACTGGCTCTCATTACATGTACCTGCAGTGGTCTAAAATTGACGTGGGGGCAGCAGACTTTAGGGAGTCAAACAGATTATTTTTTATTTTCTGGGAAGCATGCAAAGCCGATTCACGCAGTTATGGAATGTGCTATCTCAAAAACAGACGCTCTGGTTTTTCTTTCATGGCATCAGGAGAACTGGTTAATCAAGCGACAATATCTTCCGATTCACGGTTTGGGATATTGTCCAAATCTGGAGCCGATGCTAAAAAAATGTTCACAGATAAAGTTGTACCAATATCCGTCAACTATCCGTTTTTCTTTAAACCAATACAAGACGGGATGGACCGACCAAAAACAGAATTGGCATACAGAGTACCAGCGTCAAAACTTACGCGAAGAAAACTTGATCAGGGCCAAGGGCCGGAGGAGCTCGAAGGGCTCGACACAACAATCGACTGGAAAAACACGGGTGATAACTCGTACGATGGGGAGAAACTAAAACTATTAGCTCACGATGAAAGTGGCAAGTGGGAAAGACCAGATAATATATTAAACAACTGGCGAGTTACAAAAACAACGCTTAGATTAGGTTCTAGAATCGTAGGTAAGTGTATGATGGGCTCGACCTCAAACGCATTAGATAAAGGTGGAGCAAATTTCAAAAAACTATACGAAGATTCAGACGTTACTAAACGAAACCGCAATGGACAGACTAGCTCGGGATTATATTCTTTGTTCATACCTATGGAATGGAACTACGAAGGGTTCATTGATTCTTATGGAAACCCTGTCTTTGATACACCGCAAGAACAAGTTGAAGGACCGTATGGAGAAGTTATTGACCAAGGCGTTATAGAACATTGGCAAAACGAGGTTGATGGACTTAAAAACGATCAAGACAGTTTAAATGAATACTATCGACAGTTTCCGCGTACAGAGCAGCATGCTTTTAGAGATGAAGCAAAAGAGTCTTTATTTAATCTAACTAAGATTTACGAACAAATAGATTACAACGAAGAAGTTCAAAACGGAATGCAGGTTACACAAGGTAATTTTCAATGGGAGAATGGGCAGCAGGATAGCAATGTAATATTTGCGCCAAACACGAATGGAAGATTTAAAATATCTTGGGTGCCTCCTAAAAATTTACAAAATCGTGTAATAGTAAAGAATGGTGTTAAATACCCAGGCAACGAGCACGTTGGCGCATTTGGATGTGACTCATATGATATATCAGGTACAGTTGACAAAAGAGGTTCTAAAGGGTCTTTGCATGGGTTAACAAAGTTTAGCATGGAAGACGCACCACCTAATATGTTTTTTTTAGAATATATTGCTCGCCCACAAACAGCTGAAATATTTTTTGAAGATGTACTTATGGCATTAGTATTTTATGGAATGCCTATACTTGCAGAAAATAATAAACCTCGATTATTGTATTATTTAAAACGAAGAGGTTATAGAGGTTTTTCAATGAACCGACCAGATAAGCTTTGGAATAAGCTTTCTGTTACAGAAAAAGATATAGGCGGTATACCAAACTCGTCTGAAGATATTAAGCAAGCTCACGCTGCTGCAATTGAAAGTTATATAGAAAATTATGTAGGTCAAGTTACAGAAGGTATATATGGCGATATATATTTTCAAAAAACATTAGAAGACTGGGCTGGATTTAATATAAATAATAGAACTAAATTTGATGCAACAATTAGCTCTGGTTTAGCTATTATGGCTTGCAATAAAAACAGGTATAGGCCGTCTGCGGAAAGAGTTTTAAAGTCTGTTCCGCTTGGCTTTAAAAAATATAACAACAAAGGATATAGTTCAAAAATAATAAAATAAATGGTTAATACTAATTATAAAAGCTCGTTTCCCGATCAGGTGGTACCTAATGAGGAAAAGCAAACGTTAGAATATGGCTTGCAAGTAGCGAGGGCTATTGAAAACGAGTGGTTTAGAAATAACCGTGGCGGCGACCGTTTTACTTCTAATTTTCAAGAGTATCATAGAAGAAGGCTCTATGCTAGAGGCGAACAGTCTATACAAAAATATAAAGATGAATTATCTATTAATGGTGATTTATCTTATTTAAATTTAGATTGGAAGCCGGTTCCCGTTATACCAAAATTTGTAGATATTGTAGTTAATGGAATGTCTCAGCGTAATTACGAAATAAAAGCTTCTGCGCAAGATCCTATAGCAAAAAAGAAAAAAACAAAATATGCCGAAGTTGTTATGGCGGATATGTTTAATAGGAATGCTCTTTCTCAATTAACACAAGAAACTGGTATTAATTTCTTTTCTGTCCCTGAACCTGAAAAATTACCAAAAGATTTAGATGAGTTTGAAGTCTATATGCAGCTTAATTACAAAGAAGCTATTGAAATAGCTTTAGAAGAGCTTATAAATAATTCTTTAGATAAAAACAAATATGATGAAGTTAGAAAAAGAGTTATTTATGATTTAGTTGTATGTGGAATTGGAGCTGCTAAAACAGAATACAATAAATCAAATGGTTTGCGTGTTAAGTATGTTGATCCTGCAAATTTAGTTTATTCTTATACGGAAGACCCTAATTTCGACGATTTATATTACGTAGGGGAGGTTAAGCAAATTTCATTAAGTGAAATTGCAAAACTTTTTCCGTATCTTACCCCTCAAGATTTAGAACAAATACAAAAATACCCAGGCAATAATGATTATATAAGAAATTATTATGGGCAAAATGACAATAACACAATTAGTGTTATGTTTTTTGAATATAAAACTTTTGAAAAACAAGTATTTAAAATAAAAGAAACTGAGCAAGGTTTACAAAAAGCTTTAGAAAAACCAGACACTTTTAATCCACCAACAAACGATAACTTTGAAAGAGTTGAAAGAGTAATTGAAGTTTTATATTCGGGAGCAAAAATATTAGGGCATGAAAAAATGCTTTCTTGGAAAATGTCAGAAAATATGACAAGACCATTTGCTGATTCTCCTAAAGTTGAAATGAATTATACTTTAGTTGCTCCAAGAATGTATAAAGGTAAAATAGAATCACTAGTGAGTCGTATAACAGGATTTGCTGATATGATTCAGCTTACTCATTTAAAGTTGCAGCAAGTAATGTCTCGTATGGTACCAGACGGTGTGTATGTAGATGTTGATGGCTTGGCAGAAGTAGATCTTGGCAATGGCACTAATTACAATCCTGCAGAGGCACTTAATATGTATTTTCAAACGGGGAGCATAGTAGGTAGATCGTTTACGCAAGACGGTGATATGAATCCTGGTAAAGTTCCAATCCAAGAATTACAAACGTCTTCTGGTCAAGGCAAAATAGCTTCTCTTATTAGTACATATAATTATTATCTTCAAATGATAAGAGATGTAACCGGACTAAACGAGGCAAGAGACGGGAGTACTCCTGATAAAAATGCGTTAGTAGGCTTACAAAAAATTGCAGCAGCAAACAGCAATACAGCAACGCGGCATATATTGCAAGCAGCTTCATATATTACGCTTAGACTTTGCGAAAATATTTCATTAAAAGCAAAAGATATATTTGAATTTGCGTTAACAGAAGAAAGTTTAGAAAGAAGTATAAACGATTTTAATGTAGCAACTTTAAAAGAGGTGTCTAATTTTCATATGCATGATTTTGGTATTTATTTACAATTAGAGCCTGACGTCGAAGAAAAGCAATCTTTAGAAACTAACATACAGGCGGCCTTACAATCCGGGTCTATTTATTTAGACGATGCTATTGAAATACGAAATATAAATAATATTGATTTAGCAAATAAATATTTGCGAATAAAACGTCAAAAGAAACAGGAGGCAGATCAAGCGGCTCAGCAGCAAAATATACAAGCGCAGGGCCAAGCAAACGCCCAAGCTTCAGAAGCTGCAGCACTCGCGGAGCTACAAAAGCAACAAGCACTTACTGAAAGTAAATTACAGCTAGAGCAAGGTAAATCACAATTTGAAATACAAAAGCTCGAAAGAGAGGCTGAGATTAAAATGCGTTTAATGGAACTTGAATTCCAATTTAATAAGCAATTAGCAGAAGCGCAAGCTGAAGTTTTAAAACAAAAAGACGCTTATAAGGAAGATCGCAAAGACGATAGAACTAAAATACAAGCAACGCAGCAATCAGAATTAATTGATCAGCGTAAAAACGATACACTGCCAAAAAACTTTGAATCAGCTGGATTTGATGTGTTAGGTGGTTTTGACTTAGGCCAATTTGACCCTAAGTAATTTTTATTAATTTTATAATATTTTATCATGGCAGAAACAATTGCACAAGAGGGGGAATTTAAAGTTAAACCTCGAAAAATGAAAAAGCTTTCTGAAGCACCTAAAACTATTAAAGTAGATTTATCAGAAAAAGCGGAAGAAACTCAAGAAACAGGTGATACCATTAAGGTAGATCTTACCGAAAAAAAAGAACAAGAAGATGCCGTTCAAGTCAGTACAACAGATGAGAGCAATGCTCCTGTCGAAAAATCCGAAGACTCGCCAAGCAGCGAAGAAGTGGTTGAAGAAGTACGGACCACCGAAGAAGAAGTAGAAGAGGTATCTGTAATACAAGAAATAACAGAAAAAGAGGTTCAAGAGCAGACTGAAACTTTGCAAGAGCAAGTTGAGGATGCCGTGCAGCAATCACAAGATACTACAGAACCATTGCCAGAAAACATTCAAAAAGTTGTAGACTTTATGAGTGAGACTGGCGGAACATTAGAGGATTATGTAAGATTAAACGCAGATTATTCTAATGTAGATAACAATACACTTTTGCGGGAATATTACCGCCAAAGCAAACCTCATCTAGATTCTGAAGATGTAAGTATTCTTTTGGAAGATTTTACATGGGATGAAGACGTAGATGATGAAAAAGATATACGTAAGAAAAAAATTGCGTATAAAGAAGAAGTTGCAAAAGCCAAAGGTTTTTTGGAGGGACTGAAAGATAAATATTACGACGAAATCAAGTTGAGACCCGGCGTAACTCAGGAACAACAAAAAGCAGTTGAATTTTTCAATCGATACAATGAAGAGCAGCAAACTATAAAGCAGCGAACTGAAAGTTTTCAAAATCGTACAAAAACTTATTTCAACGACGATTTCAAAGGTTTTGATTTTAGCCTCGGCGAAAAAAAGTTTAGATACGGAGTAAAGGATAATTCTTCAGTTGCAAATCAACAATCAGATATAAGTAACTTTATCAAGAAGTTCTTGAATGACAAAGGTGAAGTGTCAGATTTAAGTGGATATCATAAAGCTTTATATGTAGCTAACAACCCTGACAAAGTAATAAATCATTTTTATGAGCAGGGCCGAGCGGATGCAGTTCGTGAGTTAACAGCTAAATCTAAAAACATTAGCAGTGAGCCACGGCAAACGCAAAGCGGTGATGTTTTTATTAATGGTTTAAGAGTTAAGTCTGTTAGCGGGGCTGATTCTTCAAGACTTAAAATTAAAACAAAACGTTAAAACTTAAAATTAAAACAAAATGGCATTATCACCTTTGTTTGGTTCGTTGATCCCAACGGCCCAAAAACAAACCGGTACCTCTAACTATCTTGATTTTACAAGTGGTGCTGGTAATGACTTTTCTCAACAATATCTACCTGAGATTTATGAAGCTGAAGTAGAGCGATATGGTAATCGTACGCTTTCTGGGTTTCTTCAAATGGTAGGCGCTGAGATGCCGATGACTTCTGATCAAGTAATTTGGTCTGAACAAAATCGTCTACATATTTCGTATAACGCATGTACAATTGCAGCTGCTGATGACGCTACTGTGACTATTGGAGACAATAAGACAGGCGGTAGTAGTATCGTTGGGGGTACTGGAAAACATCACGCAATTCGTAAGAATGCATTGATTGTAGTTCTTGACCCTGATACGGGTACTGAGTCAAAAGCTTATGTAAGTGCAGTTACAGGAACAACTGTTGAAGCTCACCCATTTGGTGCTGCAGCTTGGCCAGCCGCTCTTGTTAGCGCAGATGCTTTAAAGGTATTTGTATTTGGTTCTGAATTTGGAAAAGGAACTTCTGGAATGGAAGGTTCTGTAGAGCCTGAATTTACTCAGTTTAATAACTCACCAATTATCATTAAAGACCACTATGGTATTAATGGTTCTGACACTGCTCAGATTGGATGGGTTGAAGTTGCTACAGAAGACGGAACATCCGGATATCTATGGTATCTAAAAGCTGAATCTGAAACAAGACTTCGTTATCAAGATTACTTAGAAATGACTATGGTTGAAGCTGAAAAATCTGATTCAGATACTGATACTACAGGTTCTATTTCTGCTTATAAGCAAGGCGCTAAAGGAACTGAAGGACTTTTTGCCGCTCTTACTAGCCGCGGAAACGTTTATTCTGCTTTCCCAGCAACTCTAGATTCTTTTGATGAAATTCTTAAAAATCTAGACGGGCAAGGCGCTATTGAAGAAAACATGCTTTTCTTAGATCGCACCACTAATCTAGCCTTTGATGATATGCTTGCGGGTCTTTCTTCAGGCGCTCAAGGAGGTACTGCTTATGGACTATTTGAAAACTCTGAAGAAATGGCTTTGAATCTTGGATTCACTGGTTTCCGCAGAGGTTCTTATGATTTCTATAAGACTGACTGGAAATATTTGAATGACGCTTCAACTCGTGGATTTGACAGCAGCTTTAATGTTGCAGGCGAAGATTCAATTGATGGAGTTCTTATTCCAGCTGGTACTTCTACTGTATATGACCAAATCCTTGGTACTAATATTCGACGACCATTCCTTCACGTACGTTATCGTGCGTCTGAAGCTGATGATCGAAGACTTAAAACTTGGATTACTGGTTCAGTAGGTGGAGCATTTACTTCAAGCGAAGACGCTATGAATGTACACTTCTTGTCAGAAAGATGTTTGTGTGTTCAAGGTGCTAACAACTTCGTATTATTGAAGAAATAAGCATTATCCTTTTAAAAATTACCCTCGTTTAATTACGGGGGTAGTTTTTATTTTTATTAAAACTTTTATTATATTATATCATGGCAAAAAAAGAAAAAGTAGCTACAGCTACACCAAAATGGGAAATTAAAGATAGACATTATTACTTAATAAATGCTTCCCCATTAACATATACAATACCTTCTAAGCACTCAAGACACAGATCAATGCTTTGGTTTGATCCTGAAAAAAATGAACAAAGAGAATTAAGGTACGCGACTAATCAAAATTCACCTTTTGTAGACGAACAAAACGGAGAAGCAACATTAGGTCATATTATGTTTAAAAATGGGCATTTATACGTTGGTAAAGAAAATCAAGCACTACAAAAACTTCTTTCTTTATATCATCCCTTTTTAAATAAAAGATATACAGAACACGATTCTGTTATTGAGGCAGAAGACCAACTTGATTACATTGAGGTTGAACTTGACGCATTAAATGCAGCAATGTCTATGGACGTTGATATGGCGGAAGCTATTGTTCGAGTTGAGTTAGGAAGTTCAGTATCGAGTATGAGTTCAAAAGAATTAAAAAGAGATTTACTTTTATTTGCTAAAAGAAATCCGGCATTATTTTTAGAACTTGCAAACGACGAAAATGTTCAGCTTCGCAATTTTGCAATTAAAGCAAAAGAAGCAAATATTATTAAACTTTCACAAGACCAAAGATTTTTTTCATGGGCTTCAAATGATAAAAAACTTATGACAGTCCCATTTGATGAAAACCCATACTCAGCTTTTGCAGCCTTCTTGCAAACAGACGAAGGTGTAGAAGTTTATAAATCAATAGAAAAAAAGTTTGCATAACGCGTAATATTAATACGGAGCAGTAGCGTTATGTTGCTGCTCCTTATTACAATATAGATATGGCGATAAACGTAAATACAGTATATAGAACAGTTCTTTTAATACTTAATAAAGAACAGAGAGGCTACATGACGCCAGATGAGTTTAATAAAATAGCTTCACAGGTGCAACTTGAAATATTTGAGCAATATTTTTACGATTTAAATCAGTTTAGCAGACTACCAGGCAATAGCACTGAGTATTCAGATATGGTTGACATACTTGAAGAAAAAATATCTATATTTGAAAAAACAGCACAGCCAACATATTCTGCTAATCATTTTGTAGAGCCTACAGATTTATATAGGCTAGGCACAGTTATATATAATGGAAGCGAAGCAGAGCACGTAAATAAAAACGAATATCTGTATATTACTTCATCGCCGCTTTCAAAACCAACAAATGATTTTCCTATATACACTAGAGACTCAAGCGGTATAAAAATATAT